AACCAATAAACTGCTTATGGATACAGACAACACCATAATCCATACAATTCCAAAACTGTAAATTTGGTAAATCCATATCAGGATCTGGAGTTTTTGGAGAACTCAGAAAAGCCGATATTGGTAGCTTATCAAACAATGCTCCATACTCAGGCAAGTATGTCTCAAAGTAGAAGGCTCTACCTGCTAATGACTTAGCTGATACCCAAACCCCTTTGACAAACTCACCATGACCATCTTCATGATCCCTTAGATATTCTTTTCTTACCCAAACCTGCACCGCAGGTAAATTACAAATTAAGTTAGCCAAGGCTCAGACCCCAATACACATCTGCTATCCATTAACACATAATCACAGGTTAATTCATCACCAGACTTTATGTTCTGTAATGCCCTGCCATACTCATCGACATTAGGTTTACTGTCGTGGTTCATGTAAGGCTCATGTCCAAATGGTAAAACATATTTATAATCAATACCAAATTCGTATTCATATGTCATGTTTTTTACATATTGTTTTTGTGCCTCTGGCATATTTTCAATATATGTCTTTTCAAAAACCAAGTCATAATCTGGATCAAAGTAAGTAATGCAACTACCTTTTCTGATATCTTCGTCAGCTATAACTGTAATACCTTTGACCTCATCCCAACCAAGTTTTGTTTTGACCTTTAACATTAATTTCCTTGTGTTTTTTTTCAAAATTTTGTAAAATTCTCCATTGAGGAGATTATGAACAAATATTCTAAAAGAACATTAATTGTTAAAAAAGCAGAGGATTTGATGCAAGATCAGCCTCTGTCTAAAATTCATGAATTTGATAAATTAGTTTGCGAACTTCTTAAAATAAATCAGGAGGATCATCCGCCTGTATTTTTAGGAAAATAATTTATCTATTTAATAAATATTGATTAACTTCATCAACAAGTTGTTGATCAACTTTTTGTGTTGGCAAATTCAATCTAAAACTATAATCAATCATGGATGGTGACATGGGTTTACCTGTTGAAGTTGTTGCACCTTTATACTTATCAAAAAAATCTCTAAATAAAATTGTTTTTGGTATAGACTGAGGGAGACCACCAAAATAATCACCATAAATTTGTGTAGGATATGTTGAATGTGGCACAATCGGCTTATCAGTCGGCAATTTATTTAAATTTGGTGTTGCTATACCCAAACCTGCATCTCCAGTTACAGCCTTTTTCAATGCCATAACCACTCCCAATAATGCTGCTGCTCCTAATAACAATGGATTTTTTAGTAGAGCCAATGTAAATAATCTGGCCTGTGCAACTAAACCTGACATCGCAGTACCACTTAATCCAATAGTTTCTAATAATTTTTCTTGAAGTTTGTTATTTGCCTGTGCTGCAGAAATCTCTTTTTCTTTTGATTTAAACATACCATGAGTTTCTGCTGCCTGTTTCTTTAATTCTTTAACTTTCTTTCTTGCCTCATCAGTATCTATAACTGAAAGTTTTCGTATTTGGTCTGCTGTTTTTTTGGCTTGTTTTTTATATCCTGCAATATCAAATGCTAAAACTGCTTCTTTATCTGTTAATGAAAGTAATTCTTCTTGTGTATCAGTAAGACCTTGTGAAATCTTTAGTTCTTTGGATTTAACTTGTAAAATTATTTTTGCCTCTTTGATATCTTCTTTTCTTTTATCCAACGCGGCACCAGACAATTTATCTATGTCTTTTAACAAATCTTTTATTTTTTGAGTTTGTGCTTCTCTCTCTTCAGTAAGTTTGATGATTTTTTCAGCATTCTCAATTGCTCTATCTGTAGCCATTTTTATTCCAGTTTAGATTATAACCCAAATTCTTTTTCATATTGTTTTATGTATTTATCTGGGTCCTTTTTGAAATCTTTTAAAAAGGCGGCAGTGTTTCTTTCACCTTTTTGGATAAGTTTTTGAATTTTCTTATCAGTTATTTTTCTTATGTCTTTTTTCAATCGAGAGAAGAAACCCTCGTTGACAGCTTTACTTAAAGTTTGGTTTTCTTTGAGTTTGTACATTACGAATCCTTATTAGATATTAATAATCATATATAAATATCAATTAAGGATTATTTTCGCTTGCTTTGAGCTTTTTTCATTTCATCATTTTCTTCTTTACGAATCTCTATGAGTTTGTTCTCATAATATCTTCGTAAATAAACGGGCATGTTGTAGAGTTCAGTAAATGTAAATTTACTGTCGTAATATGTCATATTGAATATAGAATCGTGAAGAGTCTTTTTATAACTTGGACTCAGGCCAAAAAAATCGTACCCCTACAGGTATATCTACCTTATGGGGCTCTCCTATTTGACTTATATATTCAGCCTCAAAAATAACATCAGGTGTTATTTTCTGTATGTGTTCACGATATGCTCTTGTATCACGAGCTAAGAATTGATTATCAACAAAATCATTAATCTTTTTTCTATCCGTTTCACCATCTACTGAAATGATTTGATGTTTCAAACGAGTTGTCATTTCTCTTGAAATACCAGTAATGTTATCTACTTTCTCATATGCCTTGAGTTCTGTTTCGATTACTCTTTCATCTTTTTGAGTGAGTAGTTTAAATTCTAATACTCTTTTTGAAACTGGTAAAGTTATCTCAAACTTATTACCATTTTTGAAAATTTTATCATCAATCTTCTTTGTTTCTAATGTACCCAAATCAAATTTATGTTCAACCTCTAAACCTGTATCTGGGTCTGTAATTAACACTTCGTATTCTGGCCCGTATCCTAAAACACGAGTACCTAACATAAGTGCATTTTTATCACCAAGTAATAAATCATCTAATTTTACTTTAGGGTCTGCGATAACACTTTCTAATAGTTTATCTATTACTAAACCCTTTTCAATTAAATTTTGTGAAGTAAGAATGTCTTCTTCCCTTGCAGTCATATACTTGACTTCTATTGTTCCACTACTTAATGGACTATCTTTAGGATATAATAACCCTTTTGAAGGTAAAGATAATACTTCAGTAGGAAACGCGTACTGATTATCAGCCATATTTATCTCCTATGAATTGAATTTAAAACCATATAATTATAACTATGTTGTAACTTTAGAAAAATCTAATTTATTTTTTATTACTGAATACTTTTTCTGCTCCTGCAATTCCAAAACTACCTAATGTAGTGAATAGGAAAGAATTGTATACCACATCATTGATAACAAGGTCTTTACCCATAATACCTGTTACTACATCTGCACCTGCAAATATACACATTATTGTAAAAGCTCCGAAACCTATTATTGATTTTTCATTGTAATCATTGTTATCTTTGAATATTTCCCACATTTTCATATGCCCTCCGAATTAGTATGAGAGTATTGCGTAATCATAACGAAGTGTTAATGATATGTCCGCAACATCCGTACCGTTTGCAAAATCTAAATCGTTAAAGTTCGCTGTCTGAATGAATGCACCTTTTAGTACCCATTCTTCAACCTTATCACCAACTGGTCCTAACATATTGAAAGTAATATCTTTCTTGTAGAAATCAGCATACCCATCACGACCTGTTACTGATTCATGATGTAATCTAACCCATTCCATAACTGCCTGTGCACCTGATGGTACGATTGGGTCGTATAATGTTATTTCCAAAGTTTCCCAAGTACCTTTACCTTTAAGGTATCTTTTAACATTGATGTGATTTAATTCAATCTCTTCAAATGTAATGTTAGGTCTATTTGCAGTTTTTATAAAGTATGATGGTATTCCATCGATATACATGATAAACCTATTTTTTGTTTTAGGTTCAAAACTCTGAAAAAATATTTCATCTGTAGTTAATATATCGGCCATTGGTTTTCTCCTATAATTTTGCCTTTAATTTTTCTTCGATAATAAATATCAAATTATTAAAAAAGATGTATTTTGGTGATATCTTTTTCGAAGTTTTTTTGAAGTTTTTTAAAAAAAATAAAAAAAGTACTTGACTCGTATAGGCAAAAGGCCGTATATTTAGGTGTTGATTGAGATGAGTACTTTTAAAAGTGGATAATCAACAATCCGTTGAAGGGCGTTGATA